CGATTCGATAGCGCCCAGCCACCGCCGCGCTCAGTCCTGCGGTATCAGGCACGGCCGGTCATCGCTTCCCGAGAGAGAGTCAACGCAACTCGACGAGGCCGTCTGTCCAACGGAGGGCGAACCCTCCGGAACAAAAACTCTGAGAAAAGCGAGCGGACTTGACGCAACGATCACACGCCGTGTGATCGTTGGTCGTAAGCGGTCTGCATGATTGCAGCTGCCGCGACTCTCAGCGTTCGTTGGCGTGCCGCGACGGTACCATCGGGTCGCGTCGTCTGGCGCACGCCCGAGCCGTTGTACCGCGCGCTCGATCAGGAATTCGCGTTCACGCTCGACGCCGCAGCCGACGACGGAAATTCTGTCTGCGATCGGTTCTTCGATGCCGAGCGCGACGCACTCGCGCAATCGTGGGCTGGCGAGCGCGTGTTCTGCAATCCGCCGTACGGCCGCGCGCTCGATCGATGGCTCGCGAAGGCCGTCGTTGAAGCGCAGGAGCACGGCGCAACGATCGTGATGCTGCTGCCGGCCCGCACCGGCAATGCGTGGTTCCACCGTCACGTGCTGCCGCACGCCGAGATCCGATTCCTCCGCGGCCGCCAGAACTTCACGATCGGCGGATCCGGCCGCTGCAACGCGCCGTTCGACAGCATGGTCGTGATCTATCGGCCTTATAGCGCCGGCGATCGCCGCATTGCGACACAGCCGACCTTCCCGTTTTTCGAGGTCGAGGCGTCGTGAAAACCTCGAAAAATCCCGCCAAAACCCCGGTCGAAATCGCCGCGCATTCCGGCGCGAAGGAGCCGTTCTAGTGCGCGCGCGCTGGCTCAAACCTGAGTTTTTCACCGACAAAAAGATCGCCGAGTTGGGGCCGATCGCCGCGCTCGTTTATGAAGCTTTGTGGGTCATCGCGGATGACGGCGGGACCGCAAAAGGCGATGCCGAAACGCTCAAATCTCAGGTGTTCTACCGGTGGAGTGCCGTACTAGTGCCGGACATCTCCACGGCCTTTTGGCACTTGTCCCAGAGTGGTCGCATCCGACGCTATCGGGTCGGCGACGACGAGTACTCCCAGATCGTGAATTGGAAGCGTCATCAGCAGGTTCATAAGCCCGGAAAATTCCGCCATCCAAGCATCGAGAAGGGTGTCCGAATCGACGTATCCGAGAGCATCGATGCTTCTATAGATGAACGGGTTACACGAAACAGTGCCGGAAAGGTGCCGGGAGTCTCCACGGAGAGTGCGGCACCTGGCACACACACCGGCACTAGTGCGGCACCACTCCCCGCATCCCCACCTCCTAGACTCCTAGACACCCAGATACCTAAACAGCCTCCTCCTCTTCCGCGCGAGGCTGACGAATCGATAGGCGAGCAAGCGGACCTCGCGCAGCTGAGCGAGTTGAGCACCGCCGCATCCGAGGCGCTCAACGCCATCGCGTCCAGATCATCGAATCGCTTCGCGTGCCTCACGGCGCTGAGCTCGATCGCGGCCGGCAACGATCCGGCAACTCCAAAACCAACGCGCTCAGGCTTTGAACTCGCGCTGATCGATTACGCCGCGAACGGCGAACGGTGGAACGCCGCGTATTTCCGCACCTACCTCAAGCGTACGGCGAAGTCCGACGCCGACGACTGGATTCCGCCAAGCCGCGGCGTGAACGGCCAACCCGCGAACGGCAGCCCTCGAGCTCCGCGGCGGGACTTTGGCGGCGCCAGGAACGATGCGGCGATCGACGCCTGGCTGGCCGACAAAGAGCGGCAGCGCGCTGAAGCTGAGGACGTCAAGGACGTCGAACCCGAACCGGGGGAAATCCCACATGGCGAGTGAACGAGCGATTGCCGCCGCACTCAAGATGCTCGGCCGTGCCTTCGCGGGCGTCGTCGATGCGGAGCGCGTCGAGCTCTATCGCGCCGCGCTGGACGATCTCACCGACGAGCAGATCGGCGCAGCGACGGTGCTTGTGATTCGCACGCACACCGGCGAGTTCATTCCGCCGCCCGCAGTGCTGCGCAAGGCCGTGGCGCCGGCGCCGATCGCGGTTGATTCCGCCGCGATCATTCGCCGAATCGAGAAGCTCGCCACGTACAACCCAAACGCCGGGATGATCTACCCGCCGACCGACGTCGTGCGTGAGCAGCTCGGCGACGCGACGGCGTACGCCTACGCAGCCGCTGGCGGTCCGCGGTTGTTCAGCGAGAACGAGACCGGCCGCGACATTGCGACGCGGGAGTTCACACGCGCGATGGTCGAAGCGGCGACGCGACCGAAGGCGTTGTTGCCAGTGATCGGACCGAGCTCGCTGAGCTCGAGCGATGGCACCGTGCGATCGATTGTCGACGCGACAGCGAAACGGCTGGCCGCCGGCGGTGCGCGATGAGACGCGAAGCCTACGCCGCCTACTCGCCGGCCGATCACATCCGCGTGCAACTCGGGATCTCGGAGCGCGAGTGCACACCGCCGGACGACACGCCGGGCATCTCGGTCCGATTCACGATCACGGCGAATCTCAACGCGGCCAACGCGCCGGTGCTCAAGACCAAAGCGCTCGAGGCCGTGCACCGCGGCCACGCGTTCGTCGCCGTCGATCTCGCGAGCTGCCCGTATGCCACGCGCGCTGGGTTCGACGTGCTGGCAGTGATCGCCCAGGCATGTCGTCGCACTGGCGGCGAGCTCTCGATCGAGCACGCGTCCGACGATCTCGTGACGCTGTTCGATGCGACTGGAATTTCCAAGCTGTTCACGATCTCTCAACGCGAGGCGGTAACGCCGTGAAACTCGGAACCAAGAGCGTGCTCTTCGGCGCGCATTGCTTTCTCTGGCACTGGTTCTTCGTCGCCCTCGGGTGGTGGAAGCTTTACGGCTTCGCGACCGTCGAGTATCGCAGCTGGGTTCACGGCTTGGATGGGGAACGCATCCCGCTGCTCGCCCCAGTGCGCACATCGCTATTCGATTGGCGGCTTTGGGTCGCGTTCTTCGTTCACGATCTCGGCTACATTGGCAAACCGAACATGGACGGCGCCGAGGGCGAACGGCATCCCGAACTCGGCGCTCGAATTCTGTTCCGCCTGACGGGAAAGACGCCGTGGTTTCACTTCGTGCTCTACCACTCGCGCTTTCTCGCGCGCCAGCAAGATGCGCCGTTCTCGCCTCTCTGTGTCGCTGACAAACTGGCGATCGCACTGACGCCAGCCTGGCTCTATCTGCCGCTCGTTCGACTCACCAGCGAGATCGACGAGTACATGGCGAAGTCGGCGCACATGAACGAGACCGGCGGCAAATACGCGGGAATGCAACTATCGCTCGACGATCAGCGGCAGTGGCATCGCGATATGTGCCACTACATCCGCCGCTGGGTCGACGAGCATAAGGACGGCCGCGACGACACGTGGACGCCGAACACGAAACAGGCACTCGGCGCGTCGGGAGTCTGGCGATGACCGACAAGATCCTCACTGCCGCAGAAGTCGCGACGATCCGAGCACACGCCGGCGACGAAGAATCGTCGGTCGACTCGCTCGACATCGAGGCGCTCTGTGAGTCGCACGAGGCGATCCGCCGAGACAGACATACGCCCGATGAGATTCGCGCGATCAACCAAGCCGCCGCGTACCTCGATGGCGTTCTCGCGTTGAGCTACAACGACAAGAAGCAGCTCGCGCTGACACTGTTTCAGCTCGGCAGGCAGCCCGATGCCGGCCGCCGCCCGATGACCAACCCGCGGCGAGTGCACACGCTCGCGACGATGATCGACGTCCGACTGCACTCGGCGCAGAAGCTCGTGACTGAAGCCCGCACGATCGCCGACGAATTGTTGGAAACGACCCGCAGGACCATCGCAGCATCACTCTCGCAAGGAGCTCCAATGGCAACCGCTCACTCTCTCCCGGCCCGCGCCAAGATCACGTGTCTCTCGTGTGGCCTCGCCTCCCGCGCACCGATCGTCGTCCCCAATGGCACCACGGGACGCGATGCCACGCACGGTCGGTGTGCGGACCGAAAAGCGTGTCAGATGCGACAACGTCGAAACGAGAACAAGCGACGCGAGGCGACGCGATGAGTGAAATCGAATCACAAGACCAAATGCCGGTCGACGACGGCGTTGACGATGACGAGTACGACGATTTCTGCGTCGACTGCGGCGACGAATTCCACTACGACGACATCGGAGGCTACAATCCACCGTGCTCGTGCGGGATGCATTGCCGTCGCTGTCACGAAATCGCCGAGGGTCTTTACGACGACGAGTACGAACGTGACGAAGACGGCTACCCGGACAACTTCGACGATCTGGGCGAGAACGATCCGCGTTCGGGGAATTGGGTTCCATGACGCTCAAAATCAAATCGTCGATCGAGGGCGCGTCGCTCTTCGTGCAGGTCGCAGCGCAAACCCGAGCAACGCTCACGTTGCCCGAACCGCCTTCCGCGAACCGCTGGTGGCGGATGGTCGTGATCAAAGGCCAGGCGCGGATGCTCGTCTCGTCCGACGCGCGAAAGTACAAAGAGCGCGTGGCATTACTCGGCGGCCGACAGAAGTTACCCAACGGTCCGGTCAAGCTCACGATCGATTGGTACCGCGAACGGAAGTCCGGCGATCTCGACAAGCGCATCGGCGTGCTGCTCGACGCGCTCCAGGGCGTGCTCTACGACAACGATTCTCAGATCGTCGAAATCACAGCTCGGCGGCACGACGACGCCGCGAACCCGCGCGTCATCGTCACGGCTGAGGCAATGTGACGCTGACTCGCCGACCGCCGCGCCAACGGCCAGTAACGCCATTCGTCGATTGGGCGCCAGCAACTGGTCGAGAGCTCGGCAGCGAGTTGCTTCCTAACTCGCCAACGACGCCATGGCGCATAGTCGCATGCCTCAACGTCTGGAACGATTGCGCTGCGCTGCGCAGAACATCTCGGACGTGGATCGACGCCGTCGACGCGGTCATCGCGGTGGACGGCGAGTATCGACCGGCGATCAACAATCTCTCGACGGACGGGACGCGCGAATTCCTGCTATCGCATCCGAAGGTCACGCTCATCGACGCGCCTGGTCTCACGCAATGCGAGAAGCGGACGTGCTATTTGGACTCGACTGGTCCTGGCGATTTGCTCGTCATCATCGACGCCGACGAAACGATCGCCAACGCAGCCGAGCTTCGACGCGCACCGACGCTCGACGTCGGCTGGGTGCGGATCGAGAGCGCGCTCTACACCAAGCCATATGGCCAGCCGCGGCTCGTTCGCTGGCAGCCGGGACTCAACTACCGTGGTCGGCATCACTGGCTCTACGTCGGCGATCAATTGCTCGCGACGCACCAATACGGCGGTGTGGGATTCGAGCATCGCGCCGTTTCGATCGCGATCACGAACCATCGCGGGTTGGGCCACTCGAACGAGCGACAGGCGTCGAAGCGTGCGCAGATGCGCGTGCAGGGCGAGACCGAGGGCGAGACCGCGGCGCCAGCACGATCGGCCGGGCCGCACACGGCCAAGAGCGACGCGTTGATGCATCGGCGCGAGTCGCTCCGAATCGCCATGCTCGCGTTGCGCGACGACGGCATGGCACCCACCCGGCTACACTCCGCACTCAACCGCACGACGCCACACGCGAGCCTCTTCTGGTCGGCGCGCGAGGGCCCGTTCGGTGCGGAAGGCCAGTATCAGTTGCCGCGCGATCGTCAGGCGGCAGCGCACGCGATGCGCGACGCCGACGTCGTGCACGTGCACGTCAATGTCCCCGACGGCGTCGTGATTCCTCAAGGGAAGCCGACCGTGTTCCATCACCACGGCTCGCCGCTGAGACGCCATCCCGAGCCGTTCGCGACGCTCGCGGCCAAGCACAACGCACTGGTGCTCGTGTCCAATCTGCAGCTCCTGACGTACGCGCCCAACGCGATCTTTCTGCCGAACGTGATGCCGGTCGCGCGCTATCGCCGGTTGCGAGCGATCGCGAACGGTACGATCGATCGATCGACCGAGACATTTCGTGTTGCACACTCGCCATCGAGGCCGGCGATCAAGGGGACCGACGTTTTCCTGCGATGCTGCGATCGGCTTAAACGTCGCGGGTATCCGATCGAGCCGGTGTTGATCCAGAACGTGTCGCACCGTGAATCCTTGGCTATAAAAGCGACGTGCGACGCGGCCTTCGACGCGTTCTGGCTAGGCATGCAATGTTCGGGGCTCGAGGCCGCGGCGATGGGATTGCCGGTCATCGCCGGGGATCAGTCAGTGGCCAATCGATGCAGAGCGCTGTATGGATCAGTGCCGTACACGTTCGCCGACAGCGAAGAGGAACTCGAGCTCGTCCTCAAGCGCATGATGGACGACGCAGACTTTCGGGCTGTCGAGGCCGATCGCGTGAGTCGGCACGTGCTCGAGTATCACGACGAATCGGCCGTTGCGCTGGCGTATCTTGACGCGTTAGACGACGCGTTTCACTGGAGATCCAAACCGTTATGACGCTCGACGTGCACGCCGTGCTCACGGATCTCCGCGCTCGACACTTGGGCCGGAACAATCGACGTGCGCAGACAGCGCTCGATGTGCCGGCGTCGGTCTGGTTGTGGAATGCATGCGAGCGTGAGAAGGCCGAGCGCGTGCTCGAGCTAGGGTCGGGGTTCTCGTCGTGGGTGCTGCGACACTGGCAGCAGCGCGCGACGGGATTTATGGCGCCTGAAGTCTGGACCGTCGACGACGAATCGAAGTGGCTGGCGACGACGCAACTCGAATTGATCGAGCAAGGCTTCACGACGTTCCGCACGACGGAATTTCAGAACGTCGTGCTCGACGACCCGATCGACTATTTCGATCTCGTCTTCGTCGATCTCGACAACACTGCGACGCGTATCCGCCACGCTGCCGACTTCGTTCGCTGGGCCAAGCCAGGCGGATTGCTCGTGCTCGACGATTGGCACATGGAGCACTATCGCGAGCCGATGACGCGACGACTGGCCGCGCTCGGCATCTCGGTCGATGCGCTCCCCGAGACGACCGACGAGTGGGGCAGGTATCTCGCGGTTGGCAGGAAGGGTCCATTCACCGGCGGCGTGCTCCGATGAGCGACGAAGAGCGGGACGAGCAGCGGACGAGTAGTTTGCTCGTATCCCAGCGGCACGGCGGCGCGATTCGTTCGGGCGGTCGCCATCAGCGCCTCGACACGCCAACCGACACCGACTGCGCCGAGGCAGCACGAAGGGTGCTCTATTCGGTGATCCCGCGGCTCACGCGCATAGCGAGGAATACACCCGCGCGTACGCGAAAGAATGATAAGCGCACGAAGCTCAAGCGGCCGTATAGCGTCGGATCGCAGCTCAAGGCAATTTCGGAGCTGCGTATGATCGCGATGATGGACCGCGCATTACGCGAAGGGCGCGTGACGGCGAGTCTCTTCGCGACGCGCGACGAGATCATCGAGTTTTTCGACGGCAACCGCGAGCAAGCCGAGGCGCTCATGGCGAAGATCGCGCCGCACTGGTTGGGGATTTAGGCCGCCGATGCTGCGCCTTCGTCAACGCCGATTCGAGAGCGCCTTCGCCGCGCCACGGCCGCCGGAGCCAGAACCGGCGCCGATCGTGACAGACGCGGCCGAGCCATCGGAACCAGAGAAGCCGAAGAGTGCCGTTCGGAACGACGACGGTTCGCCGATTGGCATTCGTCGATACTGCGAGCTCGTCACGCCTGCGTGGAGCTGGTGGTGGCGGCACCTGGTCTACCTGTACGCGTATCTGGACCGCATGGTGGCCGGCGCGCTCGGCCGCCTCGAGATCAATCTGCCAACGCGCATCGGAAAGACCGAGCTACTCGTCCGCTACCTCGCGTATCGGCTCGAACTCGATCCCAAGATCCCGATCATCATCGGCGCATACAACGCGAAATTCGCGCTGCGACTCTCGCGGAAGGTTCGCCGGCTCTTGGTCGGACGCATTCCGCTGTCGCGCGACCGCACATCCGCCGAGGATTGGGAAACCGAGGCGGGCGGCGGCGTACGCGCGGTTGGCGTCGGTGTCGGTGTCGCAGGATTGCCGGCCAAGCTCATCGCGATCGACGACCCGATCAAGAATCGCGAAGATGCGTACTCGAAAGCGTTCCGCGACAAGGTCGACGAGTGGTATCGCGAGGATTTGTATACGCGCCTCGAGCCGGATGGCGAGATCATCCTCTGCAACGCGCGCCGGCACGAGGACGATCTTTCGGGACGCATTCAAGCGAGCGAGGAAGCGCCCGATTGGGAGACAGCGCGACTGCCCGCACTCTCGGAAGGGAGAGATGTCGACCCGCTCGAGCGGCCCGAAGGCGAAGCGCTTTGTCCCGAACGATTCAACGAAGCCTATTACGCCAAGATGCGGCGCGCGATCGGCGAAGCGGCATTCGCCTCGATGCAGCAGCAGCGGCCGGCGCCGGCGTCTGGTCTCGTGTTCAAGTCAGAATGGTTCCGCTACTACACGACGCGCGCTCATCCGATCATCGAAGAGGGATTGGCGGTTCCGTTCCTGCCCGAGAAGTTCACCGCGCAAGCGATCTCGATCGACTGCTCGTTTAAGGACAAGGCGACGTCGGACTTTGTCGCTGGCCTCGCTGGCGGTCGCGTCGGCGCGAATTGCTACGTCCTTCCGGACCACGTGCACGATCGTCTCGACTTCCCCGCAACGATCAAAGCGGTTCGGGGCTTGGCCGCTCGGAATCCTGGCGCAACGCACAAGCTGGTCGAGGACAAAGCGAACGGGCCAGCCGTGATCGCGACGCTCCGATCGGAGATCGCAGGGATCATCGGGATCGAGCCCGAAGGCGACAAGGTGTCGCGCGCGCACGCCATCACGCATTTGCTCGAAGCCGGGAATGTCTGGTTCCCACATCCGTCGATCGCGCCGTGGGTGAAAACGCTGACGCTCGAGCTCCTGCAATTTCCGCTCGGCACGCACGACGACTTGACCGACGCGCTCACGCAGCTACTCCGCCGATTCGATAAACAGATCCAATCCGAGCTTCGACAGTCGAAGAACAAGTTGCCGCCGTCGATATCGCAGGCGGTTGGCTAATGATAAATGCTGTGGCCGAAACGCGCGCGATTGCGTACTCTTGGTCGTGGACTTTCCACGGTTGAGCGAACTCTCATGAGGTTCTATGCCACCGATTGATCTCGCAAAACTGAGCGTCTCGGACGCCATCAAGCTCGCCGACTATCCAACCGATCGGAAATCCGTGCTCGAGGAAAATCGCGACTTCTACAACGGCGACCACTGGCGCAACGGGAAGGGCTGGGTTGGTCCGTGGCCGACAATTCCCGAGCGCTCCGTGCCCGCACAAGCGCGCGTCGTCCACTGGCTCCAAAATCAAATCCGCGTCGGGTTCGTCAGCATCAACGCGATCAAAGAGGGCGTCGATCGCGACGTGATGGGCGTCGCCGGCATCGAGCCACGCTGGGGATTCGCGCCGAGCGAGATAGAACTCCCGCCAAACGCCGCGCCGGAGTCAGAGGCCGCGAAGCTCGCGACGGACAAGGCCAATCAGCGCGCCAAGGGCGTCGAAGCGATCGCCACGCGCTGGTGGGATACACACGGCGGCCACGCGCATGTCCAGTCTATCGCCGAGAAACTGCTGTATGGTGCGGGCCCACGAACCGAAGCCGCCGGACGGTTCTACGTTCCAGCGTCGATGCTCGAGGACGAGATCGCCGACGGCAAAGCCACTGGCCGCAAACTGCTCCGCGTGACGTCGATCGAAGATGCGGCGGACAAAATCCACTTCGAGACGCTCGACGCCGACCAGGGCCGCGTCGTGCGGGATCCCGACACGCTGGCCGAGATCGGCATCAAACCGACCAAGCGCGGCGATGAGCAAGTCGTTGAGATCACCTATCTCGATCCGACGTCAGACGCCTCGCGGCCGATGACCGTTCTCGCAACGATTCGCGGCGACTCACGCCCCGCGATCACGCTCGACCTTCGTGGCCATCTCACGATGATGACCGTGACGCGGAAGGAATTCCTGACCGAACAGTGCAGGCAGTCGCAGAAGGCCTTGAACTTCTCCGCCTCGATGGTTAAGCGGAACGTGGAGACGGGCGGGTTCCTGCAGGACACGATCATCAATGCCGATCTGCCTGGCAAAGTCGTCGGCGAAGGTGAGGCGGCTCGATTCGTCGCCGATCCGATCGAGCGCGGACCACTGGCCCTAAACTCGTTCCGCGGCATCGCCATCACGGACGATACGGGCCAAGTCACGGGCATCACGACGCCGGTCATCGATCATCGTCAGCCAGTCGACCCGTCGCCGACAATCAAAGCCAAGGTCGAGCACTACGCCGATATTCTGGGCGGCTTCAATCAGCGGCATGTCTTAATCGCAGGCGACGCGACCGCGTCAGGCGTGGCGCGCATCCAGGCGAAGGGCGATCACACGGCGGAGCTGCGTCGCACGCAAGCGCCCGTCGAACGGATCGGGCGGTGGATGATCGAAACCGTCGTGCTCTTGGCAAATGCGCTCGCCAACCCCACCGAGAACAATACGGTCCTCGACGGACTCCGCGCGACGTTCTCGTGTCAGCTCGATTCGGGTCCGATCGATCCTGCCGACCGCGCCGAGAACTTGGCCGAGATGAACGCCGGCGCGCTGAGCCGAACTACGACAATCGAGCGGAACGGGATCATCGACGTCGACGCGGAGTTGGCGCGCATCGCGACGGAGTCTGGCGGCGGCCTCGATGCAGAGCTCAAGCGCGCGCAGGTCTACGGTGCCTGGGTCGCGGCGAGCGTCGGCGAAGCATTCGCGGCCAAGCGAGCAGGGCTCTCCGCGCCCGAGATCAAAGAGCTCGTGACGGCGCAAACTGATACGGTCCCGGCGGCACAATGAGGGAGCAGATGTACGCAGAGTTCGACGACGTCGTGCGCAACGGCCCGTTCGTATCCAGCGCCAAAGCGCGCGCTGAGATAACGAAACTGCGTGTAGAGCACGGACTTGCCTTTACACACAATCCTGGTGGCGGTGAGTTCTATCGCCTCGCACCCAGGGGTTTCCGTTGCCAGATCACGATGAACGATGATGTGTTCGACCTCAACACGCTCCGCGACGCAATTGCGGACGATCACACGAGGAAGTCATGAGCCGAGCGAGAAGCCAACGAACAATCACCAAGACAGGCGCCATAGATCCGCGCGGGGTCACACGCACGGATGTTGTCGTCGAGAGCGGCGATGACCAGCCAGACATTCGGCCTGCCTTGAGCCAATTCGAATGGCGCGACTGGCGTACGCAGCGACTGAATCCGGTGACTATGCTACGCGAAGTCTCGGCGTTTCCTGCGAACGCCGACAACCTCGTGAAGACGATCGCCATCTCGAACGATCAGCTGCACAATGAGGATCCGCGCAAGTTTCGACGAGATCAGGTCCGCGTGCTTCGCGAGGTCATCGAGATGATCGACAGCGCGCCTGCCCGCGTTCCTGCCGGGCAGCTCGGAACAACGATCGACGACATCCAGCCGGATCTTGATCGCATGGATGTGCTACACGAACTCGCAGAGGCGATCGAAAGCTATTTGCCGAGGGACGAATAGTGGCGAACGACATGCCGCCCGTGATCAGCGCAGAAGAATGGGCGTCTGTGCATGCCGAAAATGCGAACGGTCTCGCAAGTGGATTACCGAGCGGATTCTATATCGATTCTATGGACGGAGATTTGGTGTCGGGGACATTCACAAATCCATTCCCGCCGCTTGTGTTGGTAGCATTGATCAACGCTGCACTCCCCGAGGATGATCCGCACAAGATCACGCGGGC